CACCCTGTAGCACTCGGCCAACGGCTTGTGGAAGTCCGGCATGTGTCCGAAAGTTTCAAAGGAGATTACCAGATCATAGGAAGAGTCCTTGTGTTCCTTGAGGTCGAAGGCGTCTCCATAAGTGAAGGTATCTCGGATTCTAGTCAGGCGTCGGGCCAGAAAAAGCATCTTACCGGAATTGTCAACCCCGTGATAAACTAGGGCGTCTCCGATAACCGTTCGGAGGGCTCGGTAGAGCCTACCGGAGCCACAACCAACCTCAAGCACAGTATCATCAGGTCGAAGATAGCTCTTGACAAGGGTAGCCAGGTTGAGCCTGTGTCTTTGTTCGTCAATAGTTCGCCATTGAGCATCGACGGACTCGGCGACGCCGGGCTCATCCCATATCTCCCAAGGCCGAGACTGCTTCTTATGCTTAGGCATAGCTGACTGCCACCATTTCTCGCAACTGGTCTATCGTGAGTTGAGGTGCTAAATCACTACGGTATTCACGGTTGGGTGGAAGGCCGAAGTCCGGTCCCTTGAAGGTCGGAAAGAGCTTGAAATACTCCCTGTCTTCCTTTGCCAGATGACTCTCTAATCCGTGTAGCAGATGCTCATGCAGCTTCTCTCCGGGACGAACGCCAACCACCCGTCGGGGAACGTCGGGTGCCACCGCCTCCGCCAGGGCTAAAATAGTAGCTGCCGGAGCCTTGGGGATGGTGACTATCCCACTTCTCTCCTCACTAAGGGCCTCCAGAATGATGTCCACAGCCTGGTCTACTGTGAGCCAGAATCGGGTCATGCGCTCGTCCGTGATCTCCAGATAACCCTTCTCCTCAATCTGGCGACGGAAGGCGGGAACGACGCTACCCCTGGTATTGATGACGTTTCCGTAACGGACAAGACTGAAACGAGTTTTGGGCCAGTGACGAGACGCCGCCTGAAACATCTTCTCCATGATGGCCTTGGTCATACCGTAGGCATTAACCGGCTGGCAGGCTTTGTCGGTGCTGATCCCCAGAACTTGAGGGACACCGAGACGAGCCGCCACCGAGATCACGTTCAATGACCCAGTTACATTAGTAGCTACTGCCTCCGGAGTGTCAACCTCGGAAGCCGGTATCTGCTTCATGGCGGCAGCGTGAATGATCAAGTCATGCCCAGAGGCAACAGAGAGCAAGCGGTCGGCATCCCGCACATCCCCCAGAGCATAGTGGTTGTCTGGGTATTGCTGCTTGACCTCCCATTGTTTAACCTCGTCACGGGAATAGACGGTAAAGCGGCAATCCCATCTCTCGTGCTTCGCCCGCCGGAGGATAGCCTGTCCCAAGCTCCCCGTTCCGCCGGTGAGCAGTATGCTCCCCTTGGGATAAACCATCTCGTCCTCCTGATGGTTTCCTGGTGGGGGGCGGGCGAGTCATTTACCCGCCTACTACCCCCCACCAATTATCTGGATACTCTCTCTCCCTACTACCACTCCGTGTAGTAGCTAGGATCAGCAGTGCCGGTGCGCCCACCGTCTCTGAAGTAGCCGTCCGACGGGAAGGGCTGGCGGGTATGCTGCAAAGGCACATACTTCACGTTCTGGAGACGCCCTGCCAGATGCGGCGTCCGCAGAAGGATGCGGGGCTCGATGGTAGCGTTCATCACAAAGCAGTAGTTGACTACATCACGAGCCCAGGCAAACTTGCCCTCATCCGTCACCTGGAATAGACTGGTGATCAGGCCACCCGGAGCGCCGGACAGTTCCCGAATACTGGCCCGATAATCGAAGTATTCGAGGTAGAGGGTCTGGATGCCCCTGGCCGAGAAGGGAAGCAAGTAGATGTCGGAGGCGAACTCCCCAGCGGCCAGATTAGCATTGTTAGTGTTGGTGTCTTCAGGGATGCCGTCGTCCAGGATGACGGGGATGCGCTTGCCGTCCACCAGCAGATAACGGCCATTCCGCATGTCATCCCGCATTTGGATCATGTCTCCCGCATCCACCGTTCCCCTGTTGTTGTCCCCCTGGGTAGTGCAGCGCCAGGTGATGTAGGAGCAGGGCCAGCAGGAGGTAAGCTCGTAGAAAAGCTCCTCCCGCATGAGCCAGCGTAGATCGACTGGCTCCATCTGCATCGTCCGGGCGTTCTTGGAGATGTAGCGGAACATATAAGTCAGGACTTCAACAATGGACGGGCTGCCATCGCACACGTCCTGGTAGTTGTAGTCCTTAACATCGGAGTCCAGGCTAGGGCAGGAGGTGTTATCCAGGGCGTCCACCTTGCCCGTCCCCACTAGAATCTCCAGACCGGGGAACTCCATGTAGCCGCCACCCACGTTGTTGTTGGCGGGATTGCCTGTCCAGACCTGCTGAGACATCAGGTTCTCGAAGCTGATTCCCAACTCTACCATTGCCTCGGCAAGCTCGGATTGGAGAGGAGAGAGCGCCGTGCCCCCAGGGGTCAAGGCGTTACCGTGGAAGACTGGATTGACCAGGCGCAGATCGGTAGGCTCGCCTCGGTTGATCAGCTTACCGATGCTGGTCAGGTCAATCTCCTTGGTCTGACGACAGTATCGCCCGAACACGGCGGTGGTGGTGCAGGCTTTCTTGACCCCGCCAACCTTACAGGCTGCACACGGGGTAGCCGGATCGGTGCCGGTATCCGTCTGAAAGCCAGTAAGGAAGGTATAGAGGGGATTGGTGTATCGGATCGGGTAGGCGGGCAAAATCTCCAGTATCCCGGACGGTTTTACCCTGGTGCTGAACATGACCGGATCGACCCCCGCAGTGGCAAAGAGCCCTCCAGGGCCGTGGTCAAGATAACTTGTCCCTGTGCCGGTGGCTGCCTTAGTTCCCCTCAGCCTCTTCTCCAAGGCAGGGGCCAGGACATCGGCCAGGGCTTCGAGGACGGCGTTATCTGGCATTGGTTTTGGTTCCTCCTACTTGATATTAGTCGCTAGATTCTCCCTGGCATCCCTGACAGAGCGGCATCCAGGAATTGTAGCACAGCGGGCTTGTCTTCTCCAAGGGCGGCGTCTTGATCATCTTCGGGGTCAAGCACAGTGTCCTTACGTTGAGAGGCAGCCTTGTTCATCCAGGCAAGGTTCAGGCCGTCCACGTTGCGGGCGGTCATAGCCTGAGCGACCTTAGCATCGTCACTCTGCCTGAGATGGGTCATGGCACCCTCCAGGGCCTTGATTTTATTTTCCAAGCTAGTGATACTGTCTAGCCTGGCCTTGATCTCCGTCAACGTATCGGACAGGGCCTTTAGCTGGAGAGCCTCGGCGACCTCCAGGGCCAGGGCCTTGACATCCACCTGGATCGGTTCGGTAGTAGCCTTGTCGGTGTCGTTGGAGTCACTCCCCTCCGGGGGCTCATCCAACAGCGCCTTCCAGTCCACGCCCGACGCCTCAGCCTTTACCCGAAGCTCTTTTACAACCTGCTCGATGGCATCCAGTTTCTCTTCGGGTAGAAACTGGGCCAGGATTGCCCTCTTCTGGGGGGACATCGACATAGCATCCTCCTTTAGTGTTGAGAAATCCGTCCAGGGGTTAGCTTCTACCCGAACGGGAAGGATCGAGATTTCCTTCATGCGGTAGGCGTTGGTAGTAGTCGTCGGTTTATCGAAGGACAGCCGTTTGAACCCGTGAGAGACAGTCAGGGGGTCTGGATGCTGGGAGAGCTTCTCGGCAACGGAGTCGGAGTCCTTGTCGAAGGTGCCACTGGCGACCAGGAAACCGTCGAAGAAATCAAGCCAATCTGCCTTACCGACCTTGGAGCCGAGCAGATGCCAGAACCAGAGATCGGGATAGTCTCCAGTGCGGTCGGTGTAGGCGACGTATTCCCGATGGGCCTTGCCAGAGATGATCTCTGGGGGTTTGTCCCGATCCCGGTAGTAGTTAGAGACTACCGAGACCCAACGGTAAGAACCGTCGGCCTGCTTGTGGACATTGAAGCCCCCGATAGAGTTCCCCTCGATAGACTCATCATCGATAGCCTTTCCCCCGGATACATCGACGCCTAGCTTCTTGGCCCTAGCCACGATCTTTCGCCATGCCTGCTGTTTCGCGGTGCTTGACTCGAACTGAGTCTGGTTGAAGCGGGCGATGGCATTGCGGACATGAGCGGCGTCATGCATAGGGAGGTGCCTCTCCCCATCGGAGTCGATATAAGCGAAGTCCGAGTCGAGGAGCTTGTTACGCCGACTGGCCGAGAGGACGGCCTTATCGGTGTCCTCTCCAAAGAGGGTCTTATCGACCCACGCCAGCATCTTTGTTAGTCCACTCATAGAACCCTCCTTATCTTCACCGCCAGGATGCTCGGTCTTGCCCGCCGCCCGTATACAGGCAAAGATGGCCGATTGCTCCGAGCCACCATCAGATAATACAGCATTGGCGGCGGCAGTGCATCTCTTCTGCTCCGATTCCGTCCAGTTCAAGGATACCTTGGGTATGTTCTTAGGAAAGGAGTAAGGCACGACTAAAGCATCTCCCCCGATAGCATCTGGACAACAGCGCCCTTGAAGTCAGCCTCGGCACGAGGCTCAAACTGCTCCTTGATGTCGGTGACGGAACGCCAACCCCTAGCTCGCATGTGGGCTGCCTGCCGATGGCCCTTCATCCCTGTCTTTGGCCCCCGGACGTAGACATTGTAACGATGGCCCCGCTCGTCCGTCGCTACGCTGCCACTAGAGACGATTCTACCCACCAAGTCTCCCTTCTCCCATTTAGTGCTCCGAGACCAGGAGCGGGCGAGACGCATAGTGCGAGTGTAGGACGGAGATGCCAGAGCCTCGTAGTTCTGGGCTACCCGCTGTATGTCCGCTGTCAACGCCCGCATCCGGTTCTCCAACTGCCGATTTGAGAGTTGAAATAGCTTCCGCTTGGGCAGGATGGGCTTGATTTCCATGTCACACCCCCACCAGGGAGTTCAACTCAGCCTGACTGATGATGGCTCCCCGATCCCCCTGCCAGAGACTAGGATTCTCTATTATGTAACCCCAAGTCGCTGGAGCCCAAGCGCAGCGGCAAAAGACATGAGCGGGCAGGATTGGAAGGGAGCCCTTGGGATAGATTCTCCCATGCCTCGGCCCGCAGATCGAGCATACCTTCTCATCTTGGGCAGTCATCCAAATCTCTCCCCCGACCATCGGGTCACTCTCCGAAGCAAAGACTTCCCCCAACCCGAAGATGCGGGTGACTTCGGTAGTGGCGATACGCTTGGCCCGATCCCGCCCAAAGAGAGGCTCTAGGGTATCGAGTAGCTCGCCCCAACCCCGAATATCTCCCAACTGCCAAGAGATAAGAGCAATGCGGAGGGCGTTCCGGGTCGTCTCCTCCATACGGCTCCACCATATAGAGGAGGTATTGAGAGTCTGCCGCAGGGCCTCTGGGTGTATGGAATCGAAGTCGAAAATGGTGCCTGATGCTTGGGCCGCTCGCAGAGACTCCTGGATCACTCGACGGGATACCGAGTTGATCCGGGAGTGAAAGACATAGCCCATCTCCACCCAGAACTCCTCGTCGGAGAGGATGTCGTCGATGGCCTTGCGGGAGTAGGGGTCAGGCACCACTGGAACGCTTGCCTCCAATGGACTTAGGGATGGGGATACCGATGTCTCTGAGGTTAGCAAAGATGAAACCGAGCATAGTAGTCACCAGAGTGGCATAGGCCAGTGGGCGAATCCAGAATAGCTCCGGGTTGGCCCAGGCGAGCAGACCGGCGGAGCCGTAGCCGATGACCAGAGGCACCGCCCGGCTCGTCAACCAGTCGGCGAGCATGACAACCCGAAAGTCCCGTCGGATTATGGAGGCCCCGATGCCTGTGACTAGGTTGACCACCAGAAGGACGATCAGATACCTGAGTTCCCCAGCACCGTAGATACTATAGATTATGTCCACTTTCCTCTCCCTTCCTTAGTCGAGCGTGAACCCGCTCCTGCATGTCCTCCAGAACCTTGACCATCTCTTCTTGATACTCGTCGATAAGCCGTTGCCTTTGGAGACCGAAGTAGTCTCGATCAGTAAGCTCTTTCACATCCTCAGCCTTGACCCGCAGGACATCCACGATCCCCGGCTGGGTATTACCGCCGGTGTTGGTATTAGAACGCCCTCGCCCCTCCAAAAGTCTCTGAGCCGATTCCTCCCCTCCGGTCTCCGGGGTCACGTCCTGGGCCTGCATCATCCTCAGATACTCACGAGGAAGGATGCCCTCGTCAACCATCATCTGGCGCAGGACTTCAGGGGTAAGGGCTCCGGTGGAAGCGTAGATTTGCAGAGTCTCTGCATTACGCTTGCGAACCTCAGCATGGGCGGCGTCGATTTGCAGGTCGGCGTCGGTGAACTGGAAGGTAGTGTTACGGGGGAGCACGTGCCAGTTAAAGACGTGCTCCAGGAGTTTCATAAAGAGTTTCGGCCCCTTGCCCGAAGCCTTGAGATGTAGAACCTGAGACTGTTGCGCCGTGCCTAGATTCCCTCCAGGCAAGGGGGCCAGGTCTTGGTATTCGCAATCGAAGGCCAGAGCCAGAGCAGCGATGTAGTAACGCTTATCTACCTCAGAACTCCAGTTTTCAGGAAGGGCCTTCAAGGGTAGGGTAGCCACTTTGACCTCGGCGGTAGGATCGAGAGTGCCCATGATCACGGGGAGTTGGTAACGAGAACGGCCTCGATTGTCGGCTTCTTCATCAGCTACCTTCAGAGCATCCTGGATCATGTTGGTGGAGACCCCAGAGACCAAGTGCAAAGCCCCGGTGAAGCGGCCCGATACCTTCTCGTGCTCCATGACGGCTATATCCCGCATCGTCTGGGCGTAGCGCAAGACACGGGAGACGGCGCAAACCTGCATCCCATTCATGGTCTCAACAGGAGAGGGGTTATCCGTGATGTCTACTACCTGATACCAGGACAGCTTGTGCCGATCCCCTTGGCGGTCGGTATAAATAACGGGATAGGCTGGGATGCCGGTGCGGGTGCAACGGGCCGCATCCAGATGAGCGATGCCCAAAACCGGGGCCGAGGGAGAGTCTCCGTCTCGGATGATCTCGATGAAGGCACCATTGTCCTGGGAATAGAGATCAATGCTGATTTTGGCAATGAAGTGCTCCCAACCTTTACCGAAATCAGCCTGGTTCAGCATCCGGTAAACCTCTCGAATAGTCCGCTCGCCACCCTTGAGGGAGTAAGAGAAAGCGGCATTGCGGGCGGACAAAGAGGAGATGGTTGACGCCAGCCAGGGTTCGGTAATGGAGAACTCCCGAAGCTGGATGTCTCGCTGCCGGGGAGACTGACCCCAGGGCAGGATGGTATCAGCGAAGGAGGCCACAGAGATAAGAAAGTAGCCGGGGGCAGCACCGTCCAAGGACGGAAACTCCTGGACGGAGTGGCGACGCAAGGAGGAGAGAGGAGTGAAGTCGTTTGTCATTTACTGAACTACCCCTACTCGAAAGGGTGAAAAGGCGCTGTGCGTCGGGGGAAGGATAGGCATGAACGGCCTGAGAACGACTAGGATGCCGCTAGACATACCCGACAGCCAAACGCCCTGAAGGGCTAGAATATCACGGAAGCCGCCCATCCTACAACTCCTCCAAGAGAGAAACAGAAAAGACACAGGGCAATAAGAATACGGCGCACCCGTGCCATCTCTACATTATAGACGGTGAGATAGGATCGCTCTCGTTGGGCCAAACGGGACTCATACTCTTCCCTCAACTGCTCGGCCCGTTTGACCGCTGAACCCGTTCCTTCGATGACCCAAGAAGAGGGAACCAGGAAGTTTTCCTGGGGCAGGGGATGGCGCTCGTCGCAGTTCTGCACGAATAGCTGGCGCATCCGACGGACGACATCCCGTTGAGCACCGGGATTGCCAGATTCGCCCGCCGCCCGCCACTCAGCCCGCAGGCGCTCAAGCTCGTTCAAGACGAGCATCTGGGCTTCGGTGTATTCTTCACCGTTACTCATGTCGTGTTCAACTCCACAATAGGAGCGGCGGCAGCGTCGGTGGTGATAGCCTGAGTGCCCAGACTGGTAACGTCGTCGGTTTTGTAGATGGTTAGGGTGCCAGCCGCTGCTCTGATACGGTTGACTAGCTTAGAGACGGCCCCTCCCAGGGTGCGAAACGCCAGACCAGCATCGTGGTTGGCCAGAGCCTCTCTCAGGATGTCGCCGACGGCAGCGGAGGTGAGATTGAAGACAGAGACATCATCCAGGGACTCGTCGAAGTCAGAGATAGTCCCGGCGGGCAGTTTGTCGTCAATGGCCTTGATACGCTCGTTGATGCTGTTCGGAGTGGGAACGCCGGGGATAGCGACATCTAAGGCATCGGCGACCTCTGATTGAACCTCCACGTCCCAGGCGGGATTCCAGGGGACGGCAGAAAGACCGGCTCCGGCGGCACCAATCACGGCGGTGTCGGCAAGGATGTCGTCGATACTGTTCTGGGCCTCGCCTGCCGACCCTACACCGACGTGGCCGGCTAGGGCCTCGTCCCATACACCGTCGGCGATCTGGGCTACGGTAGGTATGTCTCCTACCGCAGCGGGGGAAGCAGGGAGATTATCGGTCTTGGCTTTGATTGCCGCCACCTCAGTGTCCACGTAATCGTCCAGGGTGTCCAGGGACGCTTGAGAGGCACGGGTCGCAATATCGGCGGCGATGCTGGCTCCGGCTGGCGCTCCCAGTCGAGCAAAGGAATCGCCGGTCTGGGGTGTTCCCATGTTATCCCGCACGGCTTCTAGGCTGTCGGTAGTTTGATCGTAGGTGAAGCTACCCGGAGTCTTAGTCAATAGTTCGTGGAAGACACTGCCGACGGTCGGGGGCGCAAGGCCGTCGATGTCTGAATCGGCGCTAAGTAGCTCATCAAGCCTCTGCACAACCAGAGCATCATCGACTTCTGATTGCACCTCCGCATCCCAGGCGGGATTCCAGGGGACAGCGGTGAGGCCCGCACCAGCGGCTCCTATCACGGCGGTGTCGGTGAGAATATCATCTATGGAGTTTTGGGCTTCGCCCGCCGAGCCTACCCCTACATGGCCAGCCAGGGCCTCATCCCAGACGGCATCGGCGTTCTCGGCGGCAGTCGGTAAGGCGTCAAGTTGAGTGTCCAGGTTTGCGGCGGCAAGACCTACGGCAGAACGGACGCCCGCAGCGTCCAAGTCGTTGAAGCCGGTTACTCCTACTCCCTTAGCTAGAACAATGTTGGTTCCAGCGGTCAAGAGCCTGGCGGCCACAGACCAGACTGCATCGAAGGCACCGGCGGCGAACTTGGCGGCGGTAAGCACGGCGTCGGCGACGCTGCCAATATGGGAGTCCATGCGGCCAGAGACCAAGGCAGCCGGAAGGCGAGATTGAATGTCGTTGGTGTCCCCAAGGATGTCCCCGGCTGTCTGCGCCGTCCCAGCGACCCTACCCACATCTACGACGGGAGTGCCAGAGGTATTCTCTGCCGCCACGATGCGAAAAGTAGCCGCAACGAAGTTTACTGTCTGGGCGTCGATAGTCACGGATGAAATGACCACTGTATAGAAACTCCCAGCGGCGTAGAAGCCGGCGTCGCTATTGTCTGAGAGGTCGATGCTGAACCCATTGATGCCTGTGATGGCGTCTATGTCGATGCCATCGGTGTCCAGGAGAACAAACCCGTTGGTGGACGCCCGCTGGGTCATGGAGGTGCCCTTATAGATTAGAATGTCGCCGACGACAAGGCCAGTAAGAGCCTCGCTTGCCCCTGTAGCACCATCATAGGAACCGAACATGATGGGCAGGACGGAGTTGACAGGGACGGGGCCGAAGCTGATCATCGGGCCAATCTTCCCCCAACTAGCTGTCTATTATCTACCAGGTTGGGCTCAAAAAGCACTCCACGGCCACCACCCCCCGCCGTATATGCCACCGTGAGCACAGGTCGGTAGCCGCTAGTGGCGTTCTCCTGGGAGGCTATCTGGATATATTCGGCACCAGTCGGCGTGTTGTTTCCAGTATCCCGGCTGGAGTTCAAAGAGTAGTAGGTGTTGCCCGTCTTGTTCACCCAGGCGGTGTCCAGATTTGGGGAAGCATATTGGGTATTGATAGCCATGCTTAAAGTGTTGCGCCAGGGTGAGCCGCCATCCAGAGTCCCTGCCAGGCAATTGTCGAAGGCAGCCTCTCGGTTGGCGTCGGATAGCGGGTCTTGAGCCGACCAGTCCTGCTTGACGATTTGCACATCGAAGTCGGTGACAGAGGAATCAACAGGCGACACTAGTTTTAGATTGACCTGAGTTACCGTCGAACCAGCCCCGATGCTGGAAGTGTCGAACTTCAGAAAGCCCCGAAAAACCCTATAGCCAGGCTCTCCCTTGCCACCCTCGTAGGTTTGACCCACAAGAAAGTAGGTTCCCGAAGTGACGTAGCTATACGAGGTGGAGCGGGCAGTAGCGTAAGTGGTGACATCCCTGCCTTCAACATTACCGTCAGCCGTGCTCCCAGCAAAGTCGGGGTCAAAGGTCACTGGATAGCGGCCTGGGTTTTGCATCCAGGAGACAGGGATGCCGGTATAAATGAACTGGTTGCCGCCGACGTTGCGGGCATAGCGTCTAACTGGTGCTGGCCTCCCTGCCTGGCTCCAGGCAGTCGGGATGGGAAACTGATACTCCCCCTCTTGATAATCATTGAGCCAACCGTCAGGAAAGGTCTTGCCCCAGATTTGGGTCTGGATGACCACGTAGTCGGTGTCTTGCGCTGAGATGGACGGGCGGGAATAGAGAATCAGCGTCTCGTGGATGCCGTCTTCCAGAAGGCGCAATCGGTGCTCCCAGTTGGCTCCGCCGATTGTGCCGGTGGCAACGCTGGAGTCCCCACTGATAGACCCTACCGGAATGGTGAACATGGATGTGAACTGGCGATTGGAGGGACGGAAAGTCCCCACCCTCAAAGACCGCTGGGCATAGGCCGTCCCATCAATGCTTACCCTGTCATCAACTGGGTCGATAGAGACGGGGACACCTGCCGCCCCATACTTGCCGTCGGGTCGGGTTATGATTGCTGTGTCTATAGGCAACCAGGTAGCCGTGTCATAAATCGGCTTGCCAGTGAACACGGCCTCGATGAGTCCGTCCCCTCGCTGAAAATGGACAGCCCGCTTTGACCGCCGCACTATTGGCAGGACAGCATAGGCTGGGTTCTCAGTCAAGAAAGTATTTAGCCAGTTAGCCAATGGGTA